GCTTCTGATTCATCTATAAGCTTATCTTTAAAACCACAGCTATTACCATATTCGATTATTTGTTCTTTTACCCAATTATTTAAACTATCAAATTTTTTATTCTCGAATAAATTATATGTCCCATTGGTATTAAAAGTATCAACTTGCCAATTATTTCCGCCTTTTTTAATTTTACCAAAAATAGATTGGCATTCCTCTAAAAGTATGTCTTTAATTAAGTTGTGATTTTTATTTTCACATTCGTGTACTAAAACAGGAAATAAAATAAATTTTTTCATTTAAGCAATTGAGGATGGACCGTTATCTAAAAAAATATTTCCCGCAATAGATATTCTTGTTTGATTAGATTTTTGAAAAGGATAAACTATATGTTGCAAAAGAGATGGAAATAACACGACTGTTCCCTCATCCTCTTTGTTTAAATCAATATTATAAACAACTTGTTTACCTATAGTTGTGCTGTAGTTAAATGAAAAAACAGATTTAACAGGTATTTTAACCCATATGTTAAATGAAAAAATTCCATCGTGAATATGTAATGGAATATGTTCACCTTTCTTTTGATAGTTAATCCAAGGCCGTCCAAATGTTAAAGGAGCAGGGTTAGTTAAAACTTTAATATGTTGCAAATATTCTGGAAAACTTATTATATATTTTTCTTGCATTTCATTTAAGAAAATTTTTATCTCATTTAAATTTTTCTCTAAATAATAATGATTAGCTACTCCAGGGTTAGTTAGACCAGATATAAATTTTTCTTTTTTATTTTTATTTAAACACTCTTTTAAAATAGATTGATATAAATTTTTAGGTAGTTTAGATTTTATTATTCCGTAGTTTATTAAATTAATTTTTTCCATTAAGGTCTTTCTGTGTAATTAAAATTTATTACTAATCTTTGATCTGTATCTGTTTGTGCTACTGCGCTGTGTAATATTTTTCCATCAAAAATTAATAATTTATTTTCCTCACATTTTATTTCTTTTCTTTTTATTGGATCTAAAAGAGTAAATCCATTATTAGTATTAATATAATAAATTGCAACTTTATGTTTAGTGTCATCATCTAAATGAAAATTAGAAGCTGTTTGTATTCTTCTATTAATTACCAAATTAGCTTTTATTCTAAGTATCTTACGTGGTTTAATTTTTTTAATTATAGGTTCTATTAATTGATAAACAAAAGGTGAGGTCTCTATTTTGTCATTATACCAAATTCTATGTGAAAAAAAAGAAGCATCTTTGCGTTGGTCTTCTTCGGTAATTGTCTGTTCTTTATTATAAAACCAACCCATCTTATCTGAACAAAAATAATTTTTTATTTTAATAAAATCTTCTTGATTTAAATAATTCTTTTTTTCCTTATAAAACATTATTTCTCTATGGTAATATTCCACTCTAAATTTAAAATTAATGAATCTAATAACACATCTTTTAATCTATGTTTTTTTAAATACTTATGCAGCTCATCTATATCTACGACAATAAATTTATCCTTAACATCAAAAACTATTTTATCAGCTTTTGTTTTAAAACTACTTTCCTTAAAATTATTTTTTATAGGTTTGGTATCAAATTTATAAAAGCCATTATTTAGATTACCTGCTATATCCCATGAATCTTTTTTAGTTGGATATTTAATGTTTTTTAAATAATGTTTAAACAATTTTATTTTCATGAAACCAAGCTGGAAGACCTATATGTGGACGTTTATCAAAAATATTGTTTTTTGATTTTTTAGTTTTAACATTATTATAGTGTAAAAAAACTTGAACACATTCTTTACCTTTAAATTTTTCTCTCCAATGTTGTAGGTCACAACCACGATAAACTAACATGTCGCCCGGTTTTAACTTAACTTTAATTCCTTTCATGCCTTCTTTTCCAGATGGTTCTAAATATATAGGCCAATCATCTCCACCAAGATTCATAGTAGTTGATATCTCACAACTAAATCTATCTTTATGTCTTTTTAATTCATCTCCTTTTTTATACACTCTTGCATAAGAATATGATGGATATAATTTTAATTTAGTTTCTTTTTCCATAATAGGTTGAACTTTTAACATTAAAGTTTCCATCGCTATATCAGCATAACAAGAATAAGTAGAAGGAACTTGAGCATCTGCATAGGTTCCAAGCATAGTTTCAAAAGGAGACACATATCTATGTTTGAGACAGGTATCATACACTTGTTTTTTTATTAAAAAATAATTTGCAAGAAAATTTGCAAAGTCTTTATTTATTGTATTTTTAATAACAATATATTTATTTTTCTTGAAGGACATTGTTTATCATATTTGTTGGAATCGCTTGAAGATTAAAATGTATAAACCTAAAAGGTTCTTTACCATGATCTACAATAAATTCATGTTCAAGATATCCTGGAAAAATAATTAGTGTTCCTGGTTCAGGTTTAAAATGAACTAACTCTGCAGCGTGATTAATTACATTAGTTTCTTTAGCGTGTAATTTAGTTGTTCTAGCTCCGGTTCTTGGTTCGTGAAATACTGGGTATGATGTTTTATCACTACATTTTAAAAAATAAAAACCAGACACATGTTGATTCCAATGTATGTGTGCAGAGTGATTACCACCACCGTTTTTAGCAAACTCCTGCACCCACATTTCTGTAAACATTACAGAATATTTTTTCATATCAAAACCTTGCCAATCTAAAAATTCCCAACATTTCTCTCCTACATATTTTCTAAAATCTAAAAAATCATTATCTAGAATAACCGTAGTTGAATGAAAGCTTCTTCCAAAATGTCCCCATTTTTTTATATACTCTTTTGCTTCAGGGGTTTTTTGTGCATCCTTAATATACTTATTAGATGCTTTATTTAATGATTTTATAAATTCTGGTTTTTGCTCTGCCCATATAGGGGTTTTAAAATATTCACTTATCTGCATGTTATTTAAATGGGTATCCTAAATTCCACATTACTAAAGAATACCTTACTCCTTTCCTTACTGGTTTTACTCTATGCCACACAAATGAAGGGAACACGATAATAGAACCCTTTGATAATATTTGTTTAGCTTGAATAAGATGTTTATCTTCATCTCGTTGAGGTGGATCATAATCTCTAAAATCAAATTCTAACTCCCCTCCTTCATATTCTGAACTATCAGTTAATTGACAAGTCATTGATAGTTTTCTAATTTTGCCGTGATCAGGTGTGTTTGGTTTATTAAAAGGTTTATTAAAAGAATCTTGATGCCAATCATAATACTGATTTAATTTATATTTTGTAAACTGCAAATGTTCTGATGCGTCCCATTGAAAATTCCAACCTGAATTTTTATTGGCTTCATGAATATATGGATGTAATTCTTTATATATCCAGGGGTCATTTAACCATACAACATTTGAGTCTCTTCTATATTTAATATCTTTGATTTGTTTGTCTGATAACTTTTCATCTTTAACACCACCTGTTCTTCCTAGGTGATCTTTTTTTAATAAAGAATATTTAATTATTTCATCACATAGTCTTGGTGGTACAGCGGATTTAAAATACCAAAAATAATTATTTAATTTCATAAGTTATTGTTTGAATAAAATTTAAATTATTTTTTTGATTATTTATAATATGGTAAGAACAAGTTGATGGAAACATTACAAATAAATTTTGTTTTAAATCTACTTCCTCACATAAATTTTTTATTCTATTATTGTCGTAATAAATTTTAACTAAACAATCAACTGTGTTTACTCCATACAATAAAGTAAAGTCAGGTGAATTTGTTAAATCCATTGGATTTACGCTTGTAGGTGGACTATCATTTTCGTTGGGAATATATATACTTCCATACATTTTTCTATTTATCAAAATTAGATTGTGTTTAAGTCTCATGTATTCAATTACATAGGAATTTAATTTATCAAATTCTTTAGTAAATGTGTAGTCTTGTTTATTGTACAAAGACTCCATAATAGATTTACTAATATTTAGAGAATCAATATTAAATCCTTTTGGCATTGAAACGTCTCCATAATAAATAGCTATTTCTGACAGTATTTTCTTTCTCATACCTGATTAGGTATATATTAAGCTAAAGCGTTTGTCAAAACATAACCAGCTGTATTATCAGCTTGATATGCTGTCTCATCCCAATCGTATACCCATGCGTGAGTACCAGCATCGTTTTGAGTTTTTTGTTCCTCTGTTAGTTCGGCAGGTTCTCCAATCGGAGCTATCCAATCCGCTGTAGTTAAATTTTTAGTCCAAGAAGGAAAAGGTTG